ATCAAGGACTTGTTCTTGAGCTCTTTGTACAGCTTGAGGAGAATCTGCCATAAGTCTTGCACCCTCTGCCATATCAGAAACTTGACCAGCTAATGATGTACTTACGTATGCTTGAGCACGTGCTAAATCCATATTCATATAGTCATCAAAGTATTTACTTATGGCATTAAATACTCCAACATATCCTTCTGAACTAAGAACCTTAATTCCTGTATCAGCATCTACACCAGTTAAGAAGTTGTCAACGACACGTTTCATTTCTGGAGTTTCCATCTCATAAAGAGCAGCAGCTAGATCTTCTCCAACTTCTTTAGCTTCTTTGTGAGTAATGACCTTTCCAGTCTTACCATGCCATTCAACATCTAATTGTAGATCTTTGGATAATTGACGCATAGTACCTAATCCAGCATCATCTAGATCTAATCCAGCTCTTAATGCAGAATCTGTGAATACACTTCCAACTCTTCCTTGTACACTATCTATATTTTTAGCGATACGAACAGAATCAAACTGAGCTGATACGATTCCTCCGTCATCAGAAGTTCTAAAACCTACTTCGTAATCATCGTAGATATCATGTACACCTTTAATCGGATTATCAAGATTTATATCTTCAGAAATAGATAAGTTATACTTACCCATTTCAGTAAACTCGTCTTTCCTTTTTTGGCTATTAATAACCATCTCCTTTTCAGCAGGATCTGTTAATTCTTTACCTCGTTTACGAGCTGCTTCATTTTTTTTAGCAAGCCATTCCGCAGCACCCTCAGATTTAGGTACCCATTGAGTTGCGTCATCTATTCCTTTCAGTTCTCTAAGAACTTTAGTTCCACCTAGCAGAATATCTCCTACAAAACTTAAGCCAATACCTTCGTTTATATTCTTCAGCCTTTTAACTTCAGGAGAATCACTATCTAAAGTGGCAATATTATTTGGTATCCAGCCATAAGTCTGCGGCCACGCTGCTTTTAAAGATCCAGCAGCGTTATGATCTGTTTCGTTTACTGTGTTAATTCTATCGACAATACCACCAGCTAAAGCATCAGCTCCAGCATTACCCATAAATCTCATTAATGGATTATTTCCAACGGACCAAGCTACTTTGGCATGAGCTGCTTTACCTAACATTTTCAAATACATTCCTCCATATAAAGAAGGAATAATAATGCCAGACATTTCTCTTATACCTTGTAGAGCTCCACTTTCATATTTAGGTAGTTTTGGTATAGCAACATTAGGAAGTACGTTGACTGTATCAATAGCAAAGTCAACCATCCCAGCTCCCATAGCTGCTGGGTAGTTACCCCAGTTAAGTGGGTTTCTTACGTCTGCCGACTGTTTACCAAAAGTATCTGCAAAAGTTACTTTCTCTCCTCTCTTGGCTTTATTTGTTAGTTCTTTGTCATAGCCAAGGAATTTTTGTACACCAGTTCGAGTATCCTCTTCTTCTGGTACTTCTAGTTTTTGTTGTTCCGTAGAACTTTGTGTGGATGTAGGTTGTGTAGTTTGCTCACCTTGACCTTGGTCAATAGGTTGTTCTTCGGATAATCCTTGTTGTCTAGCAGCTGATTCATTTTTTAGCTGTTCTAATCCATTTAGGAAATCCCCAGTTAACCTTGGCAAATTATCGTTCAACCCATCCATTATTTCGTCATTCATTAATTCAGATCCTTGCGAATGTCAGGGAATATAAGATTGTCTAAAGCGTATTTATCTGTCCCACCACTGTATTTATAAAGTAATCGGTTATAGTCCATTTTCTGGTCGTGACTTAGAACCTTATATAACTCATCTGTACTATTAAAACTTATCCCATCTCTTTCAAGCATTTCACCTAACTCAACTCCGGCTGCAAGTGGTGCAAACTCTAAGCCATTGTCCTTACCTAACTTGAACAACTCTTCGCCATCTTCCCTAATGGCTACTGCGTCCTCACCGTATGTACCCCAGGATCGGGCAGATGTAATGCTAGTAGCAGAGTAATTAAGTAGGAATTTAGATTCAGTAGGTAAACCATCAAATGCTTCTAAAGATTTACTTGAAAGAGGTTCCATGTTTAATGATGCACGTTGCATATTAATCACATCAATTGCATTGATGCCATCAAATTGTTTAGCTATTCTTTTTGCTTTTTCAGGAATAGCAAGAACTCCTCGATCAGCTGATTCATTTTGTATGTTGATTAACTCTTGCTCACTAAAGAATAAACGTGGAGAAGAAAGACCTGAAATGCCATATCTTCCTATCATTTCTCTTTCTTTAATTCGAGCTTGATCTATAGCAGCAGCATTCTCTTTAGATTCCGCAATAGACATAGCATTAGGACTTATATAGTTTCCAAAGTCATCTTGATAAGGATTTGCAGATGCACCAGCTTGTCTTCCAACTTCAAACTTACCTGAAATCTCGTCATAAGCCATTTGACCAGCTTTATGTTTTTGATCATCTGGAAGAGTTGCAGCGATTTGAACAGCTCTTTGTCTCCATTCAGCTTGCAAATATCTAGTTAACTGGTTAGCACCAGCGTCATATCCATCGGCTGTTACCTTAGCTGCTCCCTTAACTAATGCTTCTATATCTCCTTCAAACCCTTTAGCATCAGCAATAGATATATCATTAGCTTTAGCTTTCTTTACGATCTCAGGATCTAACTGAACCATTATTGGATATTTTTTAAGAGTTTCAGAGTTTAATGTTCCATCTAAAAAATCTTGTTCTGCATCTAATTTCCTATCTGCTATATGGTTTTTGTTTTCGTTTAGGTCATCAATAATTGTTGTGAGATACGGGTCAGCATGACCGTTGTATTTTATCTTTTGATCTCTAATTCTTTGATTTGCTTCTTTAACGATTTCTAGGTCATAACCTTTTTCACTGATCTTGTCAGCAGGAATACTTTTTATCCATTCTTGGGTATCATTATGAGCATTTAATTTATTCTCATTCTGTTTTCTGTTATATTCCTTAGTTGCATAGTCATCTACAGCATCCTCTAACTCGTTAGCTTCTAATGGGTACTGTTCTCTAAAAGTAGTTTCGTGACCGTCAGCATGTTTAAATTTCATGTCTAACATTTTGTCAGTCTGGTTCTCTGTAAGAACACCACCATCAGCCAAAGTTTTTAAATGACCTAAAGCTTCTCTTCTAGCTTTACCTTTTTGACCACCATATAAACCAGCATAATTATTAGAATAATTTATTATGCAGTTAACCCCGTCTGCTCCTGCTGATGCACAAGATGTAAGTGTTTTCTTAGCATCAACTATTTCTTGTTCTTTAATTTCCGCTGTTCTCTTAGAATTCCAATTGTTGTATGCAGTTTCTTCTTTTTTACGTTGTCCATTAAAGACATGCTTGTTAACTAGAGCTGGGTTAATGTCACCAAGTTGTCTATATAGATCTAATCTTGCTAACGATTCAGCAGCTTTATACTCCTCATACGAAGTCGCATTCTGCATCTTTTCATTAGTAGAAGGACTGTATTGTTGAAGTTTGCTCTCTGTAAATGCGACAACAGCTCCATGTTGTTCAGCTTTATTTAGCTTTTTAAATTCAACAGAGCTCCATATATCTCCACCTTTTTGATCCCATTCAGTACGCATTTCATTAATAATACGCCCTTCTGAATACAACTCTTCTGTGGCTTCGTCATAAGCAGCCATGGCTTCGTTGGATACGCCATTTTCAAAGAACCACATGTGACCTTTAGCAAAGTCTTCTTGCTTTTTCTTGTCTTCTCTTTCTTTTAAAACCCCTGATACTGTTTCTGACATTCCAGCTAAAGCTTTTAGTCCATCACCAGCAAACGAAGCTGCATAATTAAAGTTATCAATTTCTTGATCCCAATAATTTGCCATTCCTTCGTTAATCTTTTTATAACCAGTTACGAGTTCGGGGACATAATCTCGTGATGATACTGGATCAAATGAGTCTGTCATTAATATGAACTCCAGCTAGAGGAACCGCCCCAATCCATTGAAGGACCTTCCATGTATTCACCACCAAGACTTCCGCCTTCCCAACCTCCTATACTTCCACCAATTGAACCATCATATAATCCGGTATCTCCAGTAGGGGAGTCATTAAATAAATTATTTTCTTCACCACCAGATGCACTAAACGCACCAGCTGCTGCACCAAGGATTCCTTGGAATATTGGCATAGATGAGTTTTGCATTGGAGGATATTGTGGAGCCAATGTAGGTACGGGTACCAATGGTTCTGTTAATTTGTTTCTTCCAGATAACGCTCTGTTTCTTACTTTGCCAATACTTGCTCTGTAAGCTTCTTGACCTCTTGTTAAAGCAAAGGCTCGCTTTCCAACTTCTCTTCCGTAAGCTGCTGCCACCATAGTTTCATAACGTGCTGCTGATCTACCAGTAACACCTGAAGCTGCGACTTTTCCAAGCTTATCTTTAACCATTTTTATGAACGTACTTTGATTACCTGATAAGGCTTTCGAGCGAGTTGCATGTAGTTTTTGTCTAGCTGCTTCGTAAGCACGATTAGCTGCTAGATCGTTTTCATTAATATCAATGGCACGTTTGACATTCTTAGCTTGATAAACGGTTCTATCTTGTAGCCACTTTCTATGGCGAATCTCCATCTGACGTTCCCATGCCCGTCTCTTGGCTCTATTCTGCGCTTTGATTTGTTGGCTTTGACCGATTCCACTAAGTATCTTTGACGCTCCACCGATGGCTGCACTAGGACTGCACACGGCAAAATTCTATAAAGGATAAATTGTTTGGTCCATGTTTTAGTTCCCGTAAAAATTTGAACCCAAGGAACTTGAGGAGTTTTAAATGAACTCTGTTTCGTTTGTCAACGATATTCCAGAGCAACTTCTCTTCTCTACTTTTCACAAACCTTTTTGCTTCTCTAGCAAAGGTATGTGGATATTTAAGGATAGCGGGTGTACAGAGCATCCAGATCTGCCCATTATGATATACGCCAGCTAGTCCAGCTATTTCACCATTCGGTACTTTGAAATACACAGAGTCACAGTTGTTAATTCCTACGACTATTGCATTCTCAGGATCATGTCCATGACCCTCAGCTACTTCCGAACGATCCTCTGGTAACAAATTAGAAGCTACTTCAATAGCAGCTTCCAATGTTGCAGGGTGAATGTATTTAGACACGCTTATATGATTTAGTTGTGTATTGTCCTTCCCACTGATATGACAGCATTGTTGCTGGTGAGGGATGTTTTGAGGACACAGTAAGTTTTAAATTCTTATTTCTTTCATACGTTGGTATAGTTTCCACATCTTCAGTTAAGAAAGTAGGAGTGTTAGCTGTTTGTTGAGTAGCTCTATTAACTTCTCTTTCTTCCACATATTGAGATTTTCCAGATCTATCTAAAGTAATTTTATAAATACCAATATCTCCAAAGTTAAATTTAACTCGATGGATTACAAGATCAGACCTTGTATCAGCTCTAAATTTTTCTCCATCTTTATAACCAAAATATATAGTAGGTAATTGAATTTGCATATCAAACAAATAGCCAATGGTAAATGTCTCTCCAGACCAGTCACCATCCAATTCCATCTGACCAGAATTGTTAATAGTTATCTGTCCATATCTACCTAAGTTATTGCCACTATCTGTATCATAAGCAGCTAGTTGATTAGTACTTTCTAGACCAACTGGTTTAGCTTTAGTTGACTTTCCATTTGCATATGTCCAACCAGTTGATGATTGAGCATGATCTAAATGAATAGGAAATGTATCTCCAGAAGTTACATAATTACCATCTGTATCTTGCTTAATTGAGAACTTCAGTAATTGGTCCTTACTGTTATTTCTAACAACTACATATAATGCGTCATCTAACATACAGTGGTAGACCACAGTTCCTGTAATTGTCCAACTAAACCACGCTGCTAAGACTCTTTTTCTATCAGAGTTAAAGTATCTATATCCATATAGTTTATTGGTACCAATCTCACTAAAGAAAACTACATCATTTTCATTAGATTCTGAGATTAACGCTAGATCTTTAGCAAATAATTCAGATACTATTTGACTTTGATTTACAACATTAGGTTCGCCTTCACGTCTAATGTTTGACATTTCAAAGAATCTACTGTTTTTACCAGCATTATCTAAGAAACCTACAGTAGTACCGAGAGAGATTGGATTGGTTTTAAAGTTAAAGTTATAAGTAGATAATGCGTTAATTTTCGCAGTACTTGGATTTAAAATATCACTATCAGTAGTCAACATAAATTGCTGACTCTTAGTAAATAGAACTAATCCTGCATTGATCTGTATAGCATCGTAAACAGTAGCCGGATACGTAGAGCTACACGCCAAATCGATTGGGTCAATATTGGAGAATGTAGTAGCTGTCTTAGCCCAGAAGTCAAAAAAATTCCCGGGACGAGACATGATAATATTTGCTCCACTTAACATAACTAAACGGTTTCTAAAGAAAACCATCTTGTTAATAGTTGCACCAACAAAACTTGGACGAGGGTTTGTACCTCCGTTAGCAGCTGTATCTCCTACAAGTGCTTGGTCCCAACTAACTGTGGATAGAGTAAATGTAGTTGAGTTAGTTCTTACTAACTGAAGTGGCATGGTGTTTGCATCAAACTCAATTTCTACATCTGGTTTTGCACATTCTTCCCATGTACCATTACCATCTCTACCATTATTCCCATCAAACCTTACATAGTAATCATCTCTTTCATCGGCACTATTTCTAACAAGAACTACCATGCCATTTTTACATTGCCGTGGTAAGTCATCTACAGTGAGAACACTTCCTGCTACAACATTCATTAGCTCTGAGTTAGGAGCTGACATATTGAAACTGTTTTGCTCTACACCATTTACTATGTTTGATGCTCTAGTTATATAGAGTCCATTACCTATAATCTGTACGTTTGCACTTGTGAAATTGTTTGTAGCTAGGATCTCAGATCTTAAAGTTCCTAAGATAGATTCTCCTGTAACAGTCGTCTTAGTATCAAAGGATGTAGGGTTAGGTCTAATTAAACCAAGGTTTGCTTGAACACTTGAAGTACTGGTTTCGTCAACGCTTATTCTGTAGTAACCATCTTTCATATAGACATAGAAATAATCTCCTGTCTGCCATCCTTCTCCGCCATATAACATATCTACATTGCTGGTATATCTTGTTCGATATTGAACGTTAGAACCAGAACCTACAGGTGTGGACTGACCAGTAGTAGTAATCCTGAAATATAAATTAGATCTACCACTCTGTCCTGCCTGACCAGCTGCATTATAGATATTTACTTGATAAGAAAAATCAGTTCCTCCGTCTGTAGAGACAGCATTATCATCAACTAATGTCCCACCACTGGCTACTTCAAATATTCTGGTAGCAACGTTAGGAGCTAAGTCATCATCGTTTGGTGAAGTTGGGTCAGCATCACATCTATGTGTGTTATTAACTCTGGCTGTATGACTTGATATATCTCCATTGCTATCACAATAGTTATTACTAGACCTAACGAGCTCTCCGGTAAGCCTTGTACATGTACTGACTGCTTGGAAGTTTGTTGTATCAAATATATTTAGTGAGTATTGAGTAGCATATTTAATTTGATCTAATTCTAAATAAACTTCTGGAGGTCGGACTGCTGATTTAGTACTCGACATACTTACAGTTTTTAATCTGTTAGTAATGAAGGTGTAGTCATTAATAGTTAAGGTCTGTATATCTTGATCATCAGTATGTTGGAGATAGGTAGTCAATGCACCAGTGTTACCATTGACAGTCATTTCTGAACCATCACTACATTTCCACATCCTGATCTTCCCATCATCAGCATGACCACTACGTCTAATTACTTGACCTATATATTGTTCATTCTCATCTCTGTAATAATGAAACCATTTTCCAGTTTCATAAGAAATATTTGTGCCATCACTTAAGGAAGTAACAAACTGACCACCGGGACGTTTCATCAAACCATGTGTTACATCAGGTAATACATTGTCTGCAACATTAACTTGCCCCGGTATTTTTAATTCATCTGGCTGTTGAGATATGCCACCGGTTAATGTTGGTATAAGTTGTGTAACACTTGCCATTATCTAATTAAGGATCTGTAAGGTTGATATGCTCTGTAGGAACTATTCTTCGGCCAACCTAAGAATGAAGGATCACCTTGGTTGCATTCATATTCCATTAAGGAAGCACGAGCTAATGCTTCTTGCTGTTGTAATAGCTTTACTAATTGTGGATTTGTTACCAGCTGAGTAGCTGCTTTAGTAGAGGAACGGGCGATAATATATCTCTGAAAAACTGAAGGAACATCAGTGAAAGAAAATAGATATGTAACATCTAATTCCATGTCATGGTCAAAGACATCTGTGTGATTAACTAGGTCATATAATTTTCCATCTCTTTTAACAAGATCCATATGTCTATCTGCCTGACCATCAGTTAAGTCATAACGGAGATAGTTAGTAGGAATAGTTATATTTCCATTTACATCTGGACTAACTTTTATATGTTCTTCTGTATTGAAATGCCATCCTTCGTTAAGGAGATCCTTTGTAACTTCTTCAAGAATATTATAAATAAATCCTACTTCTGGATTAGCTAGATTGAGAGTAGTGATTGGTGATTGACCTATGCTACCCAAGATAGAGTTCACTGCGGATAGTTCGGTATCGGTTGCTATTTGAGTAGTCATAAATAAAAAAAAAGGGACCCGAAGGTCCCGTATAAAATGTATAAATTAGAATGCAGATGGTGCAGTTGCGCCAACATATAATTCTACAGCAGCTGCTGGGTTTAGATAGTCTGCGCCCATAGCTAGTCTGCCAAGGATAACATCACCTTGATAAACAACGGATATATCTCCTGAAGTAACTTGAACTTGAGGACCGATTGCTTCTACTACACCAGCAGCTTCCTTCTGGAAGATTAATCCACAAGACTTAGCTCCTACCTCAGTGGCAGTACCATAGTCGTTGTTGATTCCTGTTGATGCACCTGATGCGTTCTCAAGTGTTGTACCAATTCTGTCACCCATGTTAGATGGTGAAGTCTTACCTGTAGTACCACCGAAAGCTGTACCATACTTACCAAGGAACGGAATGTTCATTGACTTGTAGATTTTGATTCCTGCGATTTCTACAACTCCATTACCACCTTGTAATGCAGAACCTTGAACGTCTCTGTTTACCAGACCGTTAGAAGCTACATCAGTTATAAGTGAGTAATATTGTCTAGGGTTTAACACCGCGCATCTACCAGCGGAACTGACTCCTTTTTCATCTAGGGCAGCAGCAGCGTCATAAAATGCTGATACTAAGTTGCCCGCGTTGAATGCGTCAGAATCATTAGCTGTTGCACCAACTCTGATTTGTGTTCCACCGGGTTCTACGAAACCGGTTTTTGTGATTGGAGAAGCAAGTCTAGCTCCTCTTGTAACAGCTCTAAAGATTAGTCTGTCATATTTTTCTGCAAGAGCGTAACCGATCTTACGAGAAATTTCTCCTCTCAATTCATAGTGAGCAAGTGTCTCGTCTAATTCATAAACGAATGCACTGGAGATAAGTAGGTCGTCAACAGTAATTGTTTTTTCTGCGACTGGAGGTGCGCCGTCACTGTTACCTAAGATGCTGTTTCCGGGAGTATGGAACTCGGCAGTTGTACTACCTGTGTAGATGAACTGAAGACTCTTACCGTTCTTCAAAGTTCTCTTCATTACCATGTCACGTGCAATTGCTTCGTGCTGGAAGCCTTTGAACATTTCTCCACTGAACAATTTAAGGTAAAGTGCTCTAGCGTCACCTGTTGAGTTTGACTGACCTTGTCTAGTTAGATTGGTCGTCAAATCTGAACTCTGATGAGCCATGATTTTTTCTTAAAATGTAAGGGTATATTTGCTTGTCTCTTTACGTAAAAAGTTGTGAGTCTCAGTTAGACTCATTGATATTTGTGGTCTATCCCACCGTCTAGACGGCTAATTGGTATCCGCGTACGGGCAAAAAGCCAAAGTGAAAGGGAGTCCGACTCTGAGGTGCTCCCTTTCTGTTGTCATTTACTTAGTGTAAACAACGCCACGATATACGTAAGTAACCATTGGTTTCTCCCATATACCTAAGCCCCGTTCCATGCTTAGGTTGTCATGCGTCCTGAACAGGATGAACGGACGTGGCGTTATATTCTGTAGTGACCTACATCATTTT